AGTAGCTTGAGCTGTTTGCCAAGGATAGTTATTTCCTGTTTCCCAAATAGTTTCAAAAGAACCTGAACCAATACTAGAGTTGTATCCAAATTTATTAACCATAGAGTAACCAGGAACTTTACCTTGCTGTACAGCTAAATAAAATGGAATGTCATCAACTGTACTTCCACCTGTTATTGGATTTACATTATTACAACTCATTAGCATTTACTCCCAGCTAAAAACCAATTAAATCGTTCTACTTCTTGTTTTAATTCTTCTTGAAAAGAAGTATTCAATTGATTTTTTATTGTCTCTAATGCCTGTAGTTTTTGTTGTTCATTATTATAATTATGATCAACACTTGGTTCTGGTATATATGCTGTTATTTTTGCCATTATCTTCTTCCATCTGGTTGTACGTCTGCTCTAAAAGTTCCGTATCTCCAACTTTGACCAGAAGAGGTATTAGATATTTTTAAACTAGCTGCTCTTCCTCTTGCTCTAGTATCTATTTTTTGAGTAGATGAAGTTATAGAGAAAGGCCCTAAAGAAGAGGATACCGCTGTGTCCGAAGGATAATCTTTCAATAAAATAGTAATCGTTGCAGTTCCATCTAATCTTTGAAAATCTGGAATAAATCTTCTTATCTTCGTAAATGTTTCTCCGTCTCCGTCTTGATGTAATTGAAAGTCACCTGATTCAATAAACGATTGTATAGGTGTGGTTACTCCATCAGCAAGTTGATCTATTCCTGTTTCATGTGCCCAAAAAGTGGACGATCCACTAATATTAGTGACACCTTGAATAGTAGGAAAGTTAGGAACTCCTGTAGTATTAAAAGAACTTGCATAAGGATTATCATAGATATGAGCATCGTAATAAGATGTTCTTGCTAATGAACTGGTATACCAAACTCGATCTTGATAATTATAAGTTACACATCTATCAATTTCACTCGCAGAGTTAGAAGGATAAAACCAATTTATTTCATTAAATAATGAATTGTGTCCTGCATACACTAATCTTGCAGCATTGTAATTAATTCCTAAGTCACCTGGATTATTAGTAGTAAAAACAAAATCTTCTACTGTGCAAGGAAGTTTTTGAACCGTTCCATTAAAAGCATTAAATCCTCCATTGTCATCCATCCAATACACAACACCATCCACAAATACTAAAGCATGAGGGCCTACTAAACCACAATTAGATCCTACTTTTCTTATACTAAAAGTAAAAGGAGCTCCTACATATTGCATGGTATAAGCAGCAGTATCAGTTAATACTAAAATATAATCTTTTCCTTTTACTACCCCCATAATTTCTGTTCCATCATCTATTCTAAATGTTCCAGCTGTATTTACAGAAGTGGGTTGATATTCATTAAAGTTTTCTTGATTAGAAAATCTAATAAACATTTTATCTTGCGTAGAATTATTTCCAATTGTTGTTTCTGTTCCTAAGTGAATAAAATGTCTATCTTGATCAGATACAATACTAACAGAAGTTTTAGTGGGAGCATTAGTCATAATGGTTGCTCTAGTTTCAAGAGCGTTGATATCGGCATTAATTGGTTGCCATGTAAAAGTTCTTCCGTTTAAAATAGTAGCGGTTAATATTTGTCCATAATTATCTAAAGACCAATCTGCTGGATCTAAAGTAACAGAAGAAGATAACGATGCTGCTCCCCATGCAGTAAAAGCCTCTACTCCTACTCCATTAGAATGAACCGCTGCGGTAGTTCCATTTATTCCTCTAGTGCAACCCGTTAAGTCATTAGTAGATATTCCTGTATAACTAATTAATTCATTATCTATTTTAATAAAACCTGTAGTAGGAAAACCAGTTGTGCTTGTTAATGTAATGGTAGTGACCACTGCGTCAATTGCTCCGTTCAATGTAGTAGTAACTCCAGTGGCTCCTCCCCAACGTCCTGTTCCAAAACCATATCCATAGGTTTGACCAACAGGGCCTACTGTTACATATCTATTAATGGTACATGCACCGCTACCGCTGTTGTTAGCTGTGGCATTAGTCGCCATGGTTACTGTAAACGTATTAATCGTAGCATTAGTTACTTCAAAAGTTTGATCTTCAAAATTAGCAGCTGTATATCCTGCTCCTGTTGGAGGCGTTACAGAAGTAAAGGTAAATAAATCTCCTGTAGATAAATTGTGTCCTGTTAAATTAACAGTAACTAAAGCCGAACCAGAAGTCGTATTAAAAGTTCCTCCTGATTGAGGAGATTCGACTGGAGTAATATCATAAAAAGATTCTTCATAATAAATAAAAAGACCTTTTTGTGTTCCTAACGCAACGTATCTTCTACCATTTAAATCTGTCCATTGATGTTGAGCACGGATGGCTCCTACTAAAGTATTAGTGGTTAATTTTTCCCATCCACCTATTTTTTCTGGTAAACCATAACGAAAACGCACAAAATCACCATTTACATATTGCCCTTCAGCAGCTGTATCGGTTATTTGTTTATTAAAGCCTGGTTTTATATTTATTAAACTTAATGGCATAAGGTATTATACTTTATTATTGTTAATGGCATAAGGTATTATACTTTATTATTGTTTATAGTAAAATAGATTGATTATAAAGGTGATTCTGATAAAGTGCAACTCACAAATCAAATATGAAATTTTTAGGCATAAGTTACAGAAATCATGATGCTAATATTGCATTTAGTGATGGAGTAAAAATAAAATACCTTAAATTAGAAAGAGAATTTCAACAAAAACATCAAGGATGCGTTGATTATTACTATATTCAATATGTTCTTAATAAATGGAATATAGATCCAAAAGACATAGATGCGGTTGCTTACGTAACGGACATGTCTAATTATAAACTACCTTATTACACAAGGGAACTTGTATCAGAAATAAAACCAAAAGATATTTATTTAGAACATTTTAATTGTCCTTTTTATTTATTAGATCATCACTATGTGCATACTCTTAGTATCTGGCCAGTAGTTGAACAAACAGATATTGATTTTGTGTTAGATGGAATGGGAGATTTTGAAAACACCTATTCTATTTTTTCTAAAAATAAAAGGTTAAAAACATATGAACTAGATGAAGCAGAATCTGTTGGAAGATGCTTAGGTGGACAAATAGCGTCTATGAATAATCTACAAGGTCATTGGGCAGATATGGCAGGAAAACTAATGGGATTAAAATCTTTTGGTAAAATAAATCAAGAATATTATAGTTTATTTTCTAATGATATTACAGAGGTGTCTAAACTAATGAGTTATAGAAAATATTTAACTACAAATTCTACAGAAGAAAAAAACCCCCTTAATTATTTAACTTCGGTACATACTAAACTAGAAAAAATAGTACTTCAATTTTTTAAAACAAATACTAATCCTAATGCTTGTATTGGATATACAGGCGGAGTAGCTCAAAATTCAGTTATCAATGGATTATTAAAAAATGTTTTTCCTAATTTAATAATACCTCCACACTGTCCAGATGATGGACTGTCACTTGGTTTAATAGAATTTTTGAGGCAACATTATAATCAAGAACCATTTGAAAAAACAAATTTTCCTTTTTGGCAAGATGATTATGCTCCTGTTAGAGAACCCTCCGATGAAACTATTAAAAAAACAGCAGAGTGGTTGGCTCAAGGTAAAATTGTAGGCTGGTACCAAGGACATGGAGAACTTGGTCCAAGAGCATTAGGTAACAGGTCTATATTAATGAACCCATCTATTCCAAATGGTAAAAATTTAATTAATTCTAAAGTTAAACAAAGAGAATGGTTTAGACCATTCGGAGCTTCTATATTAGAAGAACACACTGATAAATATTTTAAATGTAATTATAAAAGTGAATATATGTTGTATGTAACAGATATTTTAGATAAACATAAATTTAGTTCTATTACTCATATAGATGGAACATGTAGAATACAAACAGTTGGAACAAAACTAGATACTTACAAAAGACTACTTGATTGTTGTTATGAATTAACTGGAATACCTATGTTATTAAATACTTCTATGAATGTAAATGGGAGACCTATCGCATCAAGATATATTGATGCGTTAGAGTTGTTTTCAAATTCTAATTTAGATATATTAGTTATAGGAAATGAAATATATAAAAGATGATAATAATAGATCCCATTAAAGACGAAGAAAATTTTGCATATAGCACCATAGTAACTTATCCTAAAACCACACAAATCTCTCATGGTGTTTATGACAATGTAGTAGATATGATGAATATGACTACTATGATTAAAACGAATATCGTAGGAAGAAATCTCACTAATGTAAGAGGTGGAAGAACAGATTGGACATTTTTTAATGATACACCAGAGTTTGGAAGATTTTTAAATTACATAGTTAAAAAAAATCAAAATATAAACCCTCTGTTTACTAAGGACAAATGGTACATAAACAAACCTGAAATACAAGCTTGGGGAAATGAATTAGTAAAAGGAGAACATGTACAAATGCATACTCATATATCTCACCATATTATTTTATATTTAACAGAAGGTAGTCCTCTTCTTGTCCCTGAATTAAAAATAACTATTAAACCACAAGTGGGTTCGTATTATATATTTGAACCCTGTATTTTACACGGGGTTCCAGAAGTAACGGATGATTCTACTAGATATAACTTAGTTGCAAATATTAAGGAAAACCCAGATTGGGAATCTAGTCAAAAAATTAATTCAATTAAACAACGGTAAATAAACAATGATTTTTATAAAAGATAATTTTTTTACCAAAAAAGAATTATTAACTAGGCAACATCAACCAAGAAGTCATAATATATTTTTCTCCTTGTAAAGGAGGGTTTCCTCTGTGCACATAAGGAAATGCAGCTGGCCAAATAACACATCTACCTTTAACAGGTTTTGCACGAATAGACTGATGAAGAAATTCTGTCTCTCCTCCTTCTTCAACATCATTAAGATAAATAGTAAAAACCAAAGCTCTTTCTGAATTATCTCTTCCACAACCATGTTCTAAATGCCAAACATGATACCCTTGGGTAGGCAATGTTTTTTGTATTTTTAAATGAGTATATTTAAATCTATCTATACCATAGGAACTTAAAATACCTGTTGCATCTTGATAATGTCGTAACGCCATATCGAAATTAACTAACAATGGTTTAAAATCTTCAAACCAAATATCTACATGTTCACTTAAGGTAATAGCTTTATCGTTTTTTTTAGTTAACGGTGAATTTTCAAGTTGAAGTCTATCATACGCCTTATTCAAGGCATTTTCGTTTTTAAAAAAATTAATAGCTTTGTCACATTCTACATCAGGTATATATCCATCATAAATTCCAATATGGTCTTTAAATTCTACATGTCTTTTTTTTATTATATCGTTCATGTTTTTATTTTATAAAAGATTGCACAGAAAGTCTAGGTATTATTGGACTTAAAACAGTATTTACTTTGTGAGGCATTGGTGTTTTTATTATCACTAATGAATTACCTACCACTGGTATATACCCATGGTTTCCTTCATGTTGAAACATAAATTCTCCTCCCCAATCTGGATTCCATCTTCTATTAATATAATAAGTAACTCCGTATTGAACATGTGGATCTAGATGCCAATTAATACCTGAATTTTTACTCATATTATGTATAATAAAATTAATATTCTTATTATTTATTTTGATAAATGGTTGATGTAAAAGTAATGTCTTGTAAAAATTAAAATAACTTGGATCTATATGTAATTTACTAGGTGCGGTTAAATTATTAATTAAACCTTTAGACCATGACAAATTAGTATTTTCATATTTTAATTTTTTTCTTTCTTTAAACATTTCATTATGTATTCTTTGATATTCGTGATTAGGTAAAAAATTTTGAATCCAAAACAATTTATCTTCTAAATGATATACTAATTTCATTGTCGTGATAAAAAACAATTAATAGCGTATCTAGTTACTTTAGTAACAGGTCGCACACCATGAATCCAAATTTGTTCTGCTGGAAAAATTATTCCTTCTCCTTCTTTTAAATTTAATAAATGTTTATCAGAAAAAAAAGAAAATTCGCCTCCTTCATAACCTGAATTTAAATTTATTGTACAAGAAGCTCTGACATTAGTGCTACCTATATCTAAATGATTTTTTATTTCCTGACCTTCTTTATATCGCATAATTCTAATATTTTTAGTACATTGCATATAATCAGATACTACAGCAGGAGTAATTTTTATTTTTAAATATTGCGTGTAATTTAACACCATGGTGCTAATTAAAGAAAAAGCAAGATCCGTTATTTTTTTAAATTCATCGTTTTCATAGTATTTAGATAAATTTAAAGATAAAAAATTATCTTTCACATTAGGTTGTTTTTTATCTAAATAAAATTTTGTACTTTCTTCAGGAGTAGTTTTATCGATATGTTTTTCAAAAAAATCTATAAAATAAACACATTGATTTTTTGTGATTAATTTTTCTTTTCTGTATATAAGCTGTCTAAGATCTAACATGTTGTTATGACTTTTTTGTCATAACAACTTATATCAAAAATTAAAAAAAACGTCTAGAGAGAAGAATAAGAACTAGGTCTAGAACCTTTTTCAGATTCTGGTCTAATATCAGAGTCCCAAGCAGATTGAAGTTGACTTAAATGAGCCGCATCCCATTTATTAATAAATTCATTAAAATCGCCTAAATTAGCAGAAGCATAGGTACTATGAGGAGTATTATCTCTATATTCTACTTCATCCGTAGAAACAGAAGCATCATGTTGGATAGCCCATATATTAGAAAATTTACTTTGAGACCAGAAAGCATTATCATTAACAACATAACCAATTCCTGCTGCATCTCCTTTTTGTTTGATAATTATTTTATCATCAAAAACTACTGTCCAATTTGAATTTGTTGCCATGTTATTTTTCCTTATGTTTTAATAATATAAATTAATGTTAAATATGGTTGTAAAACTGAGTTTGCACTTCCAGTAAAGTTAGCTGACATGTTGTGAGAGTGTCCTGATCCTGAACCAGCAGCTCCTGTGGTGCCATTTGATCCAGCAGCAATTTGAGGATTTTCTGGAGCATAATTGCCAGCTACAGCATTTCCACCCCCCACTGCTCCTGAGTGAGTATGCGAAGCCAACTGTGCAGTTGATAATGTAGCGTTAGCTGTTGATCCTGCAACGTTTCCAGAATTAGCAACTGTGTTTGCTCCTCCTGAACTTGCAAAATTTTTATTATTTGATTTATGAACTGCAACTCTATCTGTTAAATCTGGAAGATTAAAAGTAGTAGATCCATCACCTACTCCATAAGTAGTTCCTATAACTGCAAATAAAGCAGCATAAGTGCTTCTTGAAACTGCTGCTCCAGCACATTCTAAAAATCCTGTTGGTGCAGTTGATTGAGACCATGGAGTGATTGTTCCTGTAGGAATACCTTCAATACCTGTAAGGTTTGCTCCATCAAAATCATATCTTGTTGCTTCGTAATTTGCCATGTTCTATTTCTCCTTATACGTCCAGCCTGTTGTTGCATCACCAGAATAAACTAATGTGAAACCAGCACCTTGTGTATTAATCGTTAAATCTGCCGCTGCGTTTGCTATATTAGAACTGTTTCGTCCGATAGTCAAAGCGTTGACATTAAAATCATATCCTTGATCCACTACAGAAACCTCATCTCCTGTAGCTGGAGAAGCTGGTAAAGTCAAAGTAAAAGCACCTCCATTAGTGTTAGCCAAAATTTGTGCTCCTGCTTGTACGGTTTCCGCAGATGAAATTGCTCTCCATTTTTTAAACTCTAAATCTTTTATGATGTCTGTTCCATCTGCATGACAGATATACGAATGACCTTCACATAATAAAAATCCTGTTTGAGAAGTTACTTTAAAAGTTAATGTGTAACCTGCGTGGTCTGTTCCATCAATAATGTTAAATAATTTTTCTATTCCTGTTGGAAAGTTTACTGTTCTATTTGCTGCAAGAGTTCCAGTAAATTTTAAAGTCATGTTTCTTGCATTTGAAATTGCAGCATCATCCATAGTTAAATTCACATCTGCTGATGCAACATCTATTTCTTGGTAACCTGCTACGGATTGTTGAATTAAGTTTAAATTTGTATTTGTTTTATCACCCCATGTACCAGCGTTTTCGCCAGTGACCATTAGTTCGAGTTTAAGATCTGTAGAATAACTTGATGCCATAATTTTTTAAAATCTCCTATTAGTATTTTACTATACCTATGCCGCTATATCAACTGGTGTCCATACAACAGAAGTACCTGTGTCAACTTCAGCCCATGCGATAATATTAGGTGTAATTGTATTAACTGTCAATCCAGTACCAGTAGGTATTACTTTACCTGTACCAGTTATGGACACTGCCCCATTAAGTGTTTGTAAAGAACTTCCTGTAACGTCAAATCCAGCTATATAACTAGCTTGACCTGCTGCTGTTGTTGCGGAAGAACCCG